AATAGTGTTTCCCGCCAGCGCATACCCGAACATATACGCCTGTGTTGCAAGATAGAACCTCTGGCACTTCGCGAGGTCTTGCTGCGGGTCGGGCTTCTCGAGCGGCGTCGCGACAGTGCCGATCTCAAGCTGAACACCCCAGATGTTGACGGTGCCGGACTGGACGCCGATGTTGCCGGAACGTGCGGCATTGGTGGAGCCAGAACTCAGAAAGAACTCGAACTGCGTGTAATCGGTTCCTGGAGTCGTACCGAATGTCTTGCCGGCGGCGCTGGGCACGTTGAGTGTCACAGAATAACGCGCCCAGGCAGTGCTCAATGTGACGCTCACGCCGTTGGCAAGAAAAACGGCTGCAGACGGCGATCCGCCACTACCAAATATCTGAGTCAGGTTTGCGCCGATTTTCAGCGCCGCACTCGCCTGGGCATAGAAGGATATCGTGATCGTCTTGCCGGCAAGAGATTTCACCCCCTCCACGCACTGCGCAAGCTCGCAATAGTCACCGGCGCCGCTCGTGCCGGTGACTGTCAGTTGCGCGACGGTGGCGCATGACTCATCACCGATCTGCGCTCTGCCACTGTCGCTCTGCGCTACCGGCTGGATCGATAATGTCGAGACAGACGCCCATTGCTTCCACCGATCGGCGGCATAACCACCGCTGGCGTTGAAAGGTCCGGCGCCACGCTGCCAGATATTGAACAGCGAGTTGTGGATCAGGTTGCGCCCGACGTTGTGGAGGGCGGGAGCCGCGACGTCGACGTAATGCTTGTCGGCCGCATCGGTGAGGTTGACGGGGTCGCCCGCCAGCGTCAGCGCCGCCGTCATCGGCGTCGAGCCGTCGGTGTAGACCGGCGTCTTGGGGCCTGACGCCATGGCGCCCTGCATCATCAGCCACTTCTCGCCGTCCCAGCGATAGACCGGAAGCGTAGCGACCGGCGGCTGCGGGTATAGCTGATTTGTTGTTGGTGCGTTCGGAAAGTTGATGCCCATTGATCGATCTCACAGATCGGCACTTAATCGGGCTCGGAAGTACAGAGCCGCGCCAGCAGTCGTTTGCGTAGATGCCGGGTTGAAATAGGCGTGCTCTGGCGCGGCAGCGAAGGCTGGTGTAGTTGAGCCAGTCCACGCAACAGCGGAGATGCTGTCGAAGACCACCGCCGGGGTGGTCCGCATGGTCACCGGGAAGCTCACTGTCGTCAGAGCCCCGCCATAACTTCCGAGGTTGGCCACTGGAGCAAACAGCGATGCCCAGATGTCCTGAAAGAACCGCTGGCACTTCGCCAAGTCCTGCTGCGGGTCGGGCTTCTCCAGCGGCGTGGCGACGGTGCCGACCTCGAGCTGCACGCCCCACAGTGCGAACGTGCCAGACTGCATGCCGACGCCGCCGCTACGGGCGGTATAGTTGGTGCCACTGGTAAACCAGAGATTCAATATTGTGCAGTCATTGCCATTGGTGCCCCATACCTGGCCGGCAACAGAAGGCAACGTGAACGTGACGCTGTAACGCGCCCATGTGGTTCCTGCCGTGACGGCAATTCCGTTGCCGGGAACTTGTGCGGATGGCGAACCGCCAGTGCCAAAATTCTGATCCAGCGATACGCCGATCTTAAGGGCCGCCGTCGCATGCGCCCAGAACGAGACTGTTACTGTCTTGCCGGCTAACCGCCGTACATTCTCTATTTTCTGAACTGCTACTATAACGTCGCCAGCACCAGACGTTCCGCCCACCACTGTATTGAACGCATATGTTGCTGCTTCGTCGCCAATCTGGCTTCTATCGCTATCGGCAAGTGCGACTTGCGACGTGCTGGCAGTGCTGCCACCTTGAGTCTGCACCCAACGATCAAGCGTGTATTGCGTAGACGTGAACGGTCCGGCCCCGCGCTGCGCGATGTTGAAGAGCGGGTTGTGCAGCAGGTTGCGGCCGACATCATTGCTGGCATTTGAGCCACTAGGCGTCACCGCGACCCACTGCGTGCTGTCGCCGTCGTTGTAGCGGACGTAGAGGATGCCGCTGTCGCTCTCCCACCACAGCGAATTGTCAGACGCCGCCGGTGGAGTGTCGGCCACATAGACAGACATCGGGCTCGCGCCCTGCGTCGTCCATTTCTGGCCATCCCATCGGTAGACCGGCAGGCCGGCCACCGCCGGCTGCGGGTAAAGCTGGCCGGTCGTCGGCGCGTTCGGGAAGTTGATGCCCATCAGAGCCTCGCGTCGGCAACCATGTGACCGGCGATGCCGCTTTGTGTCGACACAGCATTTACCCCGAATGTAACTGAGCTATCGCTCTCAGCTTGTACTGCAGCAGCAACATCACCGCCCGGAACTTGAGTGGCGATCTTGCCGGCCGCTCCAGTCACCGGCGAGTAGCACTGCACGGTAGTCGGAAGGGCTCGCTTCCTTGCCCTGAACGACCATGTCGGCAGCATGTAGTAGGAGCCCGCAACTCCTGTGAAATTCACGAACGCACCGCCGCCACTAATACTGCCAGAACCATAAGCGGTCCCCGGCGGGTCTCCAAACGGATAGGTTTTTTCGTAATAACGCTGGCATATCATTAAATCCTGATCGAACAGTCGCATGATGAACGGTGCCCGCGCCGCCGAGGGTAACTCGATGCCTGGAAGCACGACGACGCCGGCGATCTGGAACGTGTCCGTGGTGGCGGCCACGCCGTTGGTGGTGCCGGTCACACCTATGTAGTTGGTCGCAGCCCAGGTGTTCGCCGCGCCAGCGAATGTGGTTCCCGTCGCCATCGTGAAGTCGACTTCCAGAGAAGACGCATTGGTGAAGCCGACCCACGCGCCGGTGACATCGCCCGGGATCGTGACTGTCTTGTACTCCCAGGTGTCGGCGGCGTTCTGCGTGAACGAGAACACATACGAGCGAGTGGCGGCACCGTTCCTGATTGCGCCTGAATACGGTCCGGGGCGGTGAATCTTCGTCCAGAAGCCGATCGAGATCGGCTGCGCCGACGCCATTCCAAACGCGAGGCGCGACGTTCTGATACCTTCGATCGGTTGCGAGATGAAGAAGTAATCGGCCGCCCCTAGCGACGCCTCCGCGGTCGTGACGGAGACCTTGATCGAATGGCTGTAACCGGGTGGAGCGTCGGCGACCTGCGCCGCCGAGACCACCATCGGGCCGTTGGTTTGGAACTTCCATCCGTCCACCACGTATCCGGCGGTCGTTCTGGCAGTCGCCCCGTTCTCCTGACTTATGTCCATCGAGCCGTTGATCTGGATGCCGTTGAAGGCGAGCGCGTCGAACGGCGCGGCGTAGATGTTGGCGCGGCTCTGGGTCTGCTGCGTCGTGGTCAGCGTCTGCGGCGTGTTCTGGAGGAAGATGCTGGTGTCCGGCACCGGCGCGGCGATCACCCACTGCGTGCTGTCGCCGTCGTTGTAGCGGACGTAAAGCAAACCGCTGTCGCTCTCCCACCACAGCGAATTGTCGGGCACGCCGGTCGGCGGCGTGTCCTGGACGTAGACCGACGAGCCGCCGCCAGCGCCGGGCACGCCCTGCGGCCCTTGCGGTCCCTGCGGTCCTGTCTCCCCGGGAACGCCCTGCTCGCCCTCTGGCCCCTGCTGTCCAGGCGGTCCGATCGGCCCCTGCGCGCCCGGGCTTCCAAACGGTCCTGCCGGCCCGATCGGGCCGGGCGGCCCCACCGGGCCGACTGGCCCTGCCGGCCCAACGGGCGCGACCAGTAACTCGATCGGCTGGATGCTCACCGCCTCGCCTCCAGCGCCGCGATGCGCGCGCGCAGTTCTTCGAGCGCGTCAGGTTGCTGCGGCGGCGGCGCCCGATCGCCAAAGCTGTTGGCCTTGGCGTCATAGAGCTTGCCGCCGTACTTGGCCTGCGGATCGGCGCAGCTGTCGCCGACCACTTCGAGCAGGCGGCAATTCTGCGGGAACAGCATCGAGGCGTCGCGCGAGACCGCCTGCACGACGCCATCGTGTACCGTCATCCAGATGCTGCGCCCGTCGAGCTTGCGCGAGAAATCATACCAGTCCGTTCCGTCGTCGCGCTTGCAGAACATCACGTTGCCCGGCACGTCCTTGGGCCAGACCTCGGGCACGTAGCGCAGCCACGATCCGTGATTGATGATGGTCATGCGTAGCCCACCGTCGACCAAGCGCCGTTGATGAATATTTGCAGATAGCGATGACGATGAGTGGACCCGTAACTTGGATTATTCGCGCCGGTGATGACTGATCCGCCGTAAGGCTCTTCTATATTGGCGTTGGGGAGCGCATATCTGTAATCGCCAGCGTAGACGAGGCGAGTGTTCGTGACGCCAGCGGAAGGCAGCGAGGCGAAATCCCTCGTCGTCCAGAATTTGTACTGATTACCGGCCCCGTATGACCAGCCGCCCATGTAGAAGTTGCCGTCTGTCGCCAATCCGAAGTTGCAGGCGAACGCGCCGGGGCGATGAAACGTCATGAACGCTTCGTTGCTGCCGCCCGCGCCCATCACCCAGATAGAGTTGGAGCCGCCCCCTTGGTTGATGGTCCCGCTTTGGCCAAGGGTCTGCAAATTTCCGGTCATAGTGTCGCCGGCCTTGTTGACCGGCGTCATGTCGGCGGCGCCCCAGAGCCTGCCGTTGCCGGCGTAGACTGGCGCGCCGCCTAAATTGTAGTTGGTGCCGTCGTAATAGAGATAGTGGTCGGCGGTGCCTAGATAGATGACGCCAGACGTTGGCGTAGCTGGCCTGGAGGCGCGGATGTCTCCTGTGAGAACAGTTCCATTTATCGTCACGTTCCCGCTGATCGTATCGCCGGACTTGCTGACCGAGTTGACGTTGGCGCGGGCTTGGTCCTGCTGCGCCGTCGTCAAGCTCTGCGAGATATCATAGCGGACGGCGCCGGAAATGCCGACCGGCTGCCACATGGTGTTCATGCGGCCGTAGAGAAAGCCGTCGGTCGGCGCCTCCGGGATGCCGCCGGGATCGCCCTTTGGTCCCTGTGGGCCTGGAACGCCCTGCGGCCCGGATAGACCCTGTTCGCCTTCCGGCCCCTGCTGCCCTGGCGGACCGTTTGGCCCCTGTGAGCCAACCAGACCGGGCGGCCCGAGCGGCCCCATCGGCCCCGGCGGCCCGGTCTCGCCCTGCGGTCCCGCCGGCCCGATCAGCGGCACCGACAGCGAGGTATCGCTCGGTGTGAAGGTCGCCAGCGTGATCCTCGGCGTTCCCGATCCGAGTTGGAACAGTGGCTCGGCCATCAGCGCGTCGTCCCTTCCACCACGTAAGCCTGCCCCTCCCACACTCGTTCCTGCAACCCGTTGGGCATCAGCCGCACCAGATCGCAGTAGTACTCGCCGGCCGCGAGATGAACGAGATGCGGACGGTCGAGCAGGATCGTGAACTGACCTTGCGCTGCATTGGTGAGGATGATGCCGTGATCCGGCGAGAACACCGAGACCAGCGCCTCATGGTCGGTTTCCTGAATGCGAATTTCCAGTTTCAGCGTCGAGCCGGTCAGATCGATCGGCGCTATCACGGTGCCGGTCTGGTCGACCATCTGATACAGGAATGGTACGATCCAATCCTCGTTCTTCGAAATATTCATCTGACCGCTGTAGTAGGCAGGACCGGCCATGTTTACTTCTTTCCGAATTTGACCGTCTTGGCTTTCAGCCCGGTGAATTTGGCCTCGACATCCTCATAGGTCAGAATGGTCGGTGACGCTGAACCGAGATCAGTTAGGCATTGCGCCTCGGTGGTTCGGCACTGCTGCACGAAGTTGTTGACTTGCGTCATCAGATCGGCGGCCTCGCTCGCCGGAAATTGGTAGCCAATCCCGGCTTGCGTGAAGTCGATCGTGTCGGTCGGCGTCATCGTAACCGCTAGCTGGGCCAGATTGCCGATCAACAATTGGCTCATGCGATCGGTGCTGACCGGAATGCCGTTCCATGTGATGCCGGCGACGACGGTATCGAAGCGCACCTGCCCGGCGAACGCCATCAAGAGCGCCGGTGTTTCCGGCGGCTGGCCATAGCCGCGCGTATCCCTGTCGGGATAAACCGGAGGGTCGCCGATGCGCGGCAAACTCGACAGCGGCTGATCGTAGGGGATGATCCGCACGCCGGTCCCGTAGCTCGACGCCGGGATGTTCTGCAAGCTGTCGTGCGAGCCGAGGACGACGCCGTTGAGGCAATAGAGCAAGTTCATGTAAGCTATCCCTCTTACCAGCCCACGCCGATCATTGCGTTGTTGTTGCCGTTCGTGTTGAAGGCCGGCGAGCAGGGCGTGTAGTTTGCGTAACTTCCCCAAAGCTGCAAGCCGCTGTTGTTGGCTGCATAGATTTGCCCAGCAGCGTTGGCGTTGGCACCAGCGCCGAAATCGATGTTGGCAGAGATGTTGGTCATCTGCAGCCAGAGGCCATAGGCACCATTGCGGTAGCAGTGCGACGGCCCGATATTGTAGGCACCGGCATTCATGGGCGCTGCGAGGTACCCGGTCGAGGACAGATAGCACTGGATGCCTTGTTGACCGTTGGCGTTGCAGAACAAGCCGCCGTCCCACTGCGTTCCGCTGCGTGGCCAAAGCTCTAGCCCGCATTGCTCATTGCCAAGCAAGATGGCATTTCCACCACAAGTTATGAAGCCGCCGTTGGTCAACGCAATGCCGACAGTGTTGCCGATCGAGATGAACGGCGTGCAGAAGTTTTGATCGTTGGCCTCGCCCTCAATGCCCATGCAGGCACCGACATCCCACGCAAATCCGGAGCCGCCGCCGGTGAAATTAACGGCGGCCAGCCCGTCATAGGCGTAAGCTCCGCCGGCCATCAACCGCGGCCAATTGTTCATGTATCCGGAGCAGTTGAAGAGAACGCCTGTACCCGGCCCGCTGCCGGTGAACAAGATGCCATCCATGTGCATCAGGGACGTGCCGGATATTCTCACCAATTGCATGTTGTAAGGCGAATGCAATTCCGTCGCGAATTTGCTTCGCAGGATTGCCAAGTTCGTCGACATGTCAGCGGCGCGCTGCGCGGTACTGCTTCCATTCCAGGCATAGCCCGCGTCGCTTCTCGACACCGGAGCCAGCATCTTGGCACCGAAGATCGAGATGCGATCGTTGTTCGGATGAGCAATGATGATCGGCTGATAATAGACGTACTGAACCGCCGACGCGCTGCCTGGATCGGCGCCTGCCAGCTGCAAGATGACGTGACCGGTCGGCGTGATCTTGTACTTGCCGAGATAAGTGAACGCGGCGACCAGATCAGGAAAATCGGCCCCCGAGCCGTGGACCTTGAACGTCACTTCGGTCGTGATCAGGAATTGCCAGTTGGTGATGTAACCTTCGATCGCCTTGCGCAGCTGCGACATATCGGTGTTCGCCGGAACCGCGCATGGCACACCGGAGAAGTCGGAGTAGCCGCGCACGTTGGCGCGGGTGATGACCTCGACGACCTCGCGCTGATCGTACTCGATCGAGGCGGCCGGGACGATCGAGCCTTGAATGCCTGCGGCCGGATTGCCGTCGACATATGGCGCGTTGGGATTGGATGGCTGATCGAGCGGCTGATTATACTGCATATCCTTCTCCTAATAACCTGAGCCGACATTGGGGACTTCGTCCCACTCGATCATGACGGTGAACGACCATGTTCCGGTCTGCGGCACCGTCGACCGAATGAAGAAGCCCTCGTTCTGCGCCAGCAACAAAGGCATCTCGCCCTGCAACTTTTCGAACAGCTTGATTGGTCCCATCGAGATCGGCGTGTAAGGTTGGCTGCCGACCGCAGTCGCCCACGTTTCCATCACACCCGGTTCGGCGTCCTGGATATACGTGCCGCCGGTCAGCGGCGCGGTATCGGAACGCATGATGCTGGCCTGCGAAGAGGCCATCGACGTGCGCAGCTTCGCCGCGTCGCCGGTCAGATTGGTGGCGACGCCGCCGGTCATCTGCGCCGTGAACCCGCGCGCCATCATCATCTCGAACAGGCACATGCCGGCGGTGAAGCCTACGTCGACGCTCCACACCGACATCCGCAGCCGCCGGATCAATGCCAGCGATGTCTGGGACGGCCACTGAAATGAATAGATCGGCGATGCCGCTGCCGTATTCGCCGCCACCACGCCGCTCTTGCTGGCGCGGTGATAGGAGCCGCCGCCGCCGTAATCGACCGGCAGCATCGACGACAGCACCATTGATCGTTGATAAGTGCCGTCGTTGCCGGCGCTGATATCGCGCATGCGTATCGTGAACAGGTTGCCAAGCCCGTCCTTGATCTGTCTGTTGTCGGCCATCACATGATCCCCAACGCTAGGTATTCAGTATTGAACGGCTGCGTGAAGTCGAGCGCGTCGAGCGGCGAATAATCGTAGACGATCTTCGTGTGCGCCGGCTTCAGCTTGTCGAACACGCATTCAAGATCGCTGGCGATGCCGATCTCCAACAAACGATCAACGCCGCACTGGCTCGAATTGACATGGAATCGCTTGAGACTCAGCGCGCTGACATGAATGGTCCAGTAGAACCGCATCTCTGGCGGGCCAAGCTGCCAATGATAGTGCGTAGGATCGCCCGGATTGTAGATGCCGCTCTGATCCCCGACCCGCGACACGCCCGTCATGTAGGGCGCGTATTCGGTAATCGTGATGGTGTAGCCGTAGGTCGCAGCCAGATCGATGAAGAACTGGCGCGATTGCCCGCCCAGCATCGTCATCTTGGCGACCAGCGCCAAGCGTCGGTCGTTGAGAGCAGTCGGCGGATGGGTCAGGCACGGATCGGGCAAGCCCCAATTGCGTTCCCAATCGGGGAGCAATTGAAACG